TTCTTTATAATAATACCATCACGGATAAACTTGCAAAGCCTATGACCTAACATTTGTGAAGATTTCACATACGATAAGTCATTCTCTCTACAATATTGCTGATACAGATGAAACAGGTCGCTCATCTCAACCTCTGCGCCGTCCCAGTTCTTAATAAACTGCGTCTCGGCACTCTGTTCGCTCTCAATAATATGATTTTGATACGCATTTTCAGGCAGTTTGCGGGGGTCAAACTTGGAAATATCAAGCGTTGCGAGATATTTACCAATTATGGCCGCACCACGAGGGCAGAAGAGCATACGGCGAACCTTGTCCCACTGCTCGTATTTGCCGACCCAATCCACAGCACATGGATTAACCTCAAACCGGCGTTCGCCGTCCTCCACCTGCACGGGCTTCGCCTCGTTTGAAGTCATAAGATAGCGGTTGTAATTATTCGCCGTCATTGACTTAATGCCCTTGGGGTTGAATGTTTGGTTATGGGCTGTGATCCGTGCTTTCATTTCGCCGATGTGTTGCCGGTTCAATGCTCCTGAAGCCTCTTCTAATTTAATGAAGAACTTATTTAGGCGGTCGCAATCATATTTATCCCAAAATTGCGTTGTGCTGGTATAATTATGATAGTATTTTTCGCCTACAATCCATTCGCTGATAAAGTCGCCGTATGTATCCTTGCCGCACCCTTTCTCTCCTGTTAGAATAATTGCCGTCTTGGGGTTTTCAAATGGTTTTTGAATAATGTGAGCCGTCCAATTAAGTAGATACTCGGCCAGAAGTTCCTGTTTACCTGTAAGAATATTGACAAGTTCAAGGAATAGTTTAATCTCGCCCTGGTCCTCTGCTGGTTCAAATGTCGTATAACGGAATATCGTCGGCGGTGAATAAGTATATGGATCATCGCTTGGCTTCTGGTCTATAGTCATAATAGTCCGTCGCTCGTTATCGTGAAGCCATAGGTCTATAAATGAGGTCCTATCTTTAATCAGTTTTGAATGCGTAAAATCATATTTGATAAACATAGTCTTTGCGTGTGGGATTTCATAAAATGCGATATTATCGGCGTTCACCTCTGCAATGGTATTGCTTGGAGCATAATAGAAATGGTTCTCCTCAAATTCGGCCTTACATTCGTCATACATTTCCTTTGATACTTTGAAATCAACCTCTCCATCGTTTGCAGGAACCTCGTAACTCTCAAATTTTTTATTAACGAGGTCAATCGCATAGCCGGTCTTATTACGGATGGCTTCCTCTGTGCGACGAAGAAGGCTCTCATCAAATACATTTTTAGGGTCCTTGCGGATCATAACGCCGTCGTAAGCGAGGACATCAACAGACCAACCCTCCGCATACAGGGCCTGACGCATCGCAATCATTATGCGACGCTCTTCGGTCTGTAGAATATACGATAAGAAGGATCCGTATGTGTTGCCGTCCTGCTTCTTCACATACGCCAGTAAACCAGCATAGCGTGTATCATTCATTAGATGCGTTTTTATGAAACCCTTAATCTCATCTTGTAGTTTCTTAAGAAATAGGTATTCATTGGCACCATTATAGATTATCTTAATAATTGCGCCTTTGGCTTCGTCCTTGTTGTCGCTAATTTGTGCGAGGTAAGCATCTCGGTTGTCGCAATACTTGCCGACCTCTACCATATCCACATTATAATACCGCTTCGCAAATTGGACGAGAATAACAGGGTGAGCATTCTTAACATCAATATCGTAATAGAATTGTTCGCAGAGAGTGCCTCGGCATTCTTTTTCAAGCGTTTCCATACCGCCCTTACTTCCATACATGCGACCAAAACCCAATTTACCGGGGCCGGTCTTTGGTAGGCTGTATGTGATACGAACGGAGCCGTCTACGCTTCCTTTACGGCGGTTCTTATAGAGTGCGTCCAGAATAGATGATACTCCAGCGGCAAGTTTATCACGCATGGACCACAGGAAATATAGAGACTTACGGCTGAACACTTGTTCACAAATAATTGGTTCATTGAAGAGGCACATCTCGGTCGGTTGCGAAGTCATTTGTATATCAGGGGTTGCGATTTTAATTTTGCCGGGAGGGTGCGTTTTGCTCGGCGGGGGTTTATAAGTTTTGCCGGGGAGCCGGGGAGCCGTCAATTTTGTCCGCCCTGGCCGAGAAAAAGCCGGTTGCAGGGGGTTCGGTTAGGTTTTTTCGGACGATGGAGATGTTAGATGGAGATGCGATGGCGATGTTTTTGCGCCCCCGCCCGTTTTTTGTATCGTGTAGCCGTAGGGAGTGGAGATGATGGAGATGATGGAGATGTTGGAGCAACTCCACACCAAAAATGACCTCAAAAACTTTACCGGTCTTTAACCGGTAAAAAATTCGGCGGTCATTATCTGGTATAGACCCTAACATCTCCATCATCTCCATTCTTATAAGAAAAATATATAAAAAATATAAATTACAATAGGAAACCGCTATAAAAATGAAATGGAGATGTTGTCACTAACATCTCCACAACATCTCCATTTTTGACCCCTAACATCTCCATTTTCAGGCCTGGCGGTAGTTTTTTCAACAACCCCCTGGTCCCTCGGCGGTAAATTTAAAAAATCACCGGTCAGCCCCTATGCCAATAAAAAACGAACGCCATCGTATAGAATGGCTAATCCCTGGCTTACGCACCTGGCGGCATACTGCAAAGTGCACCCGAGCATGTCCCGTAAGGACGCAATGAAAGCGGCGGCGAAGACATACAAGAAGAAGGACGGCAAGAAGTAGAGATATAACGGCTAATTTATACCAGTCCATAAAATGGACTTATATAAGTCAATTGAGAACCGCTTACGCATCGCACTCTACAGCGAGGACAATAGACGCATAGCAGTTAGAAGGGATATTTAATTCTACGCCGTTGTCGTCTACCATACGAATAGTAATAGACGCAATGTTCTCCAGCACCGCTGGGAATTCAATACGATATGGCGACGAGAAAGAAAGCAATTGTCCAGGGTCAACATTACACGGCACGGCGAATGTAGTATTGTAATCACGATTAGCCGAATAGGTGGAAGCGGTTAAGTTCGTCTGCAGGCGGATTTGATTCGTGCGATTGATGACTGCAGGGAAACCATCGGCAATTGTAGAACTGGCCTGCGGATATGTTTCATTTGCGAAACCGATTAGGAAATTGCCGTATAAGGCACCTTGAGCGTTTCCGTCATATCCAGCGGGTGCCGTAGTGCCTCCAGCATCTACCAAAGTTAGACGGAAAGTAGTTCGTCCATCGGTGGGGTCATCTTGCGTAAATGATAAATTTTTAACTCGGGCATCGCTGCTGGCTTGGAATAGAGCATTCATGTAAGTTACGAAACCGGTAATAGTCGTAAAATATTGAGTATAATCTATTGTTATTGTCTTTAAAGTTGGTGAACTATCTTGGTAAAAAGAAAAAAAGCAATCCGTCGTAGTAAACGGCGTAATGAATTGAGGCATCACAAAAGAGATAAAATGAACTGCTCTCGCATTTTGTATCTGTTGTTGTATCGCCTGTGTGAAATTGGTAATTGATCCAGAGCCGGGCAACCAGTTAGATAGAATAATCTGGCGGTTTACTCGTTGGGCCATTGTTTAACAAGAGATTAGATTATTTATTTAGAGCATCTTCAATCGCTCTATATCTGTCTTTGGTTGCTTCCTTTCCACCCTTTATGCCTGCTAATAATTCAGGGGGGAGAACATCTTTAGCAACTTTATTAACATAATCTCGCCGACCTTCTGCTGTCTTCCTTGCTTCATAACTATTACGGAAATCCTCAAAGGAAATGGGAACACGAGGCAATTTATGGCGAGAACCAGAACCTGGAGAATCACCACCAGTTACACGCTGAACTTCACGATGACCACCACCAGCACCAGCACGGGCCGGGGTTACTTGTAGCGCATCAAGGCGATTATTTAGGCTTTCATCAACAATACGACTGACGGGATTGCTTCCGCTTGTGCCGTAATTGTGTGGAGAGCGTCCCGCAATCGCCGCCAGTTGTCTATCTATTTTTTCGGCTCTTGTGCGAGTGCTGGGGTTATAATCAAATTCGCCGAGTTCTTCAAATTTAGTAGTTTTGCGGTCAAATATACGACGCTGACGATCTACTTCGCTCTCTGGTAGGTCGCCATGGTTCAGCCCTCCACGATCATTGGTGCCATCAACATTCGGCAATACATTTGCACGATACGACGAGGCGGGAGCGTTAGACATTGCGACTATGGGGTTCCCGCTGGTATGATACTGGGGACCCTGTGCCTTCTTCAGTGCTTCCTGCTTGCCCTGCTGAAAGAGTTCCGCCAAACGTCTAATCGTTAATTCAGTCTTACCAGAGAAGTGTATTTCTGTAGGCACGATACCGGCTTCTGTGGGAATTTCTATGGGTAGTTCATAGCCACGAGAACGAGCGAAATCCTGTATGATATTTTTACGACCCTGATGAAAGCGGACACGGGCAGCATTAGGATTTTCAGTAATTACTTTAATTTTCTTCTGACGCATATAATCGTTAGCCTCTTCCTCGGTTAATCCCTGTAAAACAAGGGCTTCAACTTCCAAAAGGTCCTGCATACGATTTTTGTCTGCAAATTGCTGTGCCAGCAAAGACTTTGCCACATCATCGGTAGACGCATGTATTGAAAGGAGTTTTTCATAGTCCGCCTTCGTCTGGTTATTGAGATCCTGAATATAGGGATTGAATGAGTTCTTACCCGTTTTCGGCGCAGGAACAGCACCACCAGCAAACGCCCTGTTCGCCCTGGGGAACTGCGGGACCCCGTGCGACTGCAGAGGATTAGGCCCCATTTTCTTTGCTGCCTCGGCATAATCAAAAACACCACGAGGAGCGAAAAACGGCCTCTTTCCCTTACGTAAAAAATCACCCGCTAAATAAGTGCGAGGTTCAGTAGCAGCGGAGGCATTCGTTAAGCGAATGGCTCCGATCATTGTTTTATTTTATATGAGATATTTAATTCCGTCCCATCATTCGCCTCAATAAATCCATTTGTAGATTTTCTCTATGCTCTCGCTCTTCAAGACGGGCGGCATATTCAGCCTGTTTGCTGTGGTAAGGCTGGGGACCACGACCTCTATAAGGGTCAAGAGGCGATGGCACAACAGGAGATACAAATTCGTTTTCTGGTTCAGGCTCTGGGGCCTTCTTTGGCTTGGGGGCTGGCTTTTTACGTATTGCCCTTTGTTTTGGCTTCTCTGGCTCGGGGAGTGTTGTCAGTTCTTCAATTTGTTTAGTTTCTTTGACAGACTTTAATTCCTTTATTTCATTACGCATATCGCTTAACATTTGCTGTAATTGGTTCTCAAATGGCGATGCTTCAGGAACTGCAAGACCTACCTCTTTGGCCTTTTCACGTCCCGCATTTAATACGCTTGTTGCCTTTTCCTGTAGTCTTTGAGCCTTATTAATCGTCTGCGTTACTTCTTTGACCTTACGGACAGCAGTCTTTTCTGCCACTTGTTTTGCCCTGCCCTTTGCCAACCCTGCTAAACGTCCTTTTAGATTTGCTACTGGTTTTACTATAGGAATGTCGTCAAGCGGGACGAATTCCGTCTCGTCGTCGCTGCTGGAGTTGCTCTTCGGTGATGGGGGGTTCTTCGTCGGCATCAGTGGTTGTCTCTTCTTTGCTACAGATATTTTTATCCAAAAAATCACAATAGTTTTCTACAGCGAATAGCACATTTTCAAAAGCACCACGAACAGCGTTAGCATCACTACAACCCATACAGATTGAAACCATTGTTTGCCGGAGGCGATTACTCAAGTCGGTTAGTAGATTGTTCCGTTGTCCCGCATACTCCGCCCGGGGTAGTATTTTCGGCGGATCCGTCAGGCTTATTTCCATTATCTGCGGGCTTTGGCTTCCACTCAAGGCCATTAGGTTTTGGTTCTACCATTACTTGCGATATTGTTTTTAGTGCTTCTGCCGTTTCAGGTTTGAAGCATGAAAGAGCGTAGCCATCTGGGTAATGATACTTGCGAAATAACTCAAGACCTGGACTTCGTAGGATATTTGGAATAGGTAGACGGCCGAGGCGAGGGTCGGTCGCAATCGTGGGATCCATTTTTTCTATTACTACATTAGAAAATAATGCCGAAGGTCGTCCCCATAAAAGGCAGACGGCTAAAGTTTGTTCGTCTGGAAGTAAGCCATAACCAATATAAGAAATGGAGGGCCATATTTCAAGATATAGCGACAAAGAAACTATATGTTAGAGATTTCGGCGGAAAGCACATAGACGGCGAGGAATATGTAGATTATACCAAAGACCCACCTGCAACCGATAAGCAAAGAGCAGAATATCGTCGCCGACATGGCAAAGATGTAACTAAAGCAGAGAAAGAAGCAAAAGAACACGATGACGAATTATATCTCGCAACGCCTGGTATGTTGTCTATGTTCCTGCTGTGGGGAGATACGCATAATCTTAAAAAAAATATGGTTCAATGGCGTAATAAATATTTGAAGGGCAATTTCTTAAACGAAGAACATCAGTCACCCCATTTAGAAATATCTAATGAACTGGTAAAGCAATGACGGACAAACGCCCCGATTTTACCATACGCAAAGTCCACACGGAGAAGGAAGAGGAAAAGAAACCGCTGGATAAGTTTCTAATGAAAATGAACTCTATCACTGCTTTCGTTGCGCCGACAAATAGCGGTAAAACTAACCTGATTGTAAACCTGCTAAACAGAAAGCAAATGTATCGTAAACGCTTTGATTATATTGTTCTTATTAGTTCAACGTATCATATAGATGATATGTGGCGCAAAGCGAAGGGAATAGATGAAGTCTTTGAAAAGTATGACGACGACATATTATTAAGTATTATAGACCAGCAAAAGGCAAACCTACAGAAAGAGGGGCGTGAAGACACGCCTAATGTGCTGGTGATTTTAGACGATGTAATAGATAGTCTGCCTAAAAATACTTCTGCATTAAACTCGCTGTCTATGCGTCTGCGCCATTATAAGGTTACATGCTGGATTACAACGCAGAAGTTCAACCGCCTACCGACGACGCTACGTAATCAAATCCAATATTATATTTTGTTTCGTGCGGCGGCAAGGAATATAAAAGAGCGTGAGGGAATTACGGGCGAGGTAGGGTCTATGATTAGCGAAAAAGCATTTTTAAAACTATGGGAAAGCGTAGGCGATAAGAATTATAATTTTATGGTTGTAGCATTACGAAGCCCAGAGAAGCAAATGTTTCGTCGTGAATTTCAGGCATATTTGAAACCAGCAGAACCCAAAGAAGAAAATAGCGACACAGATTAAATGAACCGACCAGCAGACCCATACGCTCCATGGGACCCAGTGATAAAACATTATTTAAGTTGGGACGGAGTGTATGAGGCACTATTAAATTATTTGGATCCCAAATTTTATAAATATATTGCTGCGAAAGTAGACAATTACTATAAGCACCCCGAACGCTATGCGTCATTAAGCGAAAGTATTTTATTCATCGTAGATATTCTTTCTAAAGGTGCGAAACTACCAGAGGAACTAAAACAATTAGTAAAGATTTCGTCTAATGCAATAACGCTCATAATTAAGTTTTCACCACAGGGGCAAGTAGCGACGCACACTCTTAAATTCTTATCACATGTAGGACTTAATGATTTGAGGGCGGCAATTACTGATTTTCAAAAAGCAATATTAGCGGCACGGGGACTGCCTACATCATCACCTACCGATATGATACGAGACGGCATTAAAACTATAAATCAATTGTTCGGCGTAAACGCCCAGTATCGCCAATATCCGAACGGAAGCGGTGAATTCTTATTTGATATGCGACCCCCCTCTCGTAACGTTGTAACTGACGAATTTGATAAACTTTTTACTTCTGGCGAACTCTCACCCGAAGAACAGGCCCGAGTAGATGCGTTTTATGAAAAGGAGAAAACGGGGCACTATATACTTATACCAGGCGAAGAGATTGGTAGGAATTTTGATAATACACCAATCAGGACGCAAGACAGATATTCATGGGTCCCCAATGAACCCGAGACACCGGCACCGGCACCGGCCCCCGCTAAAAATGAAGTTCCAATTAATACCGAACCCCATAATAAGACAATGCCTTACGCTTATGTTGGTCCTGTAAAGACTGGTGCCCCATATGCGAAATGGGTCGCAGGATTAGAACAAGCAAAGAAGAAGATGACAACAATGGCGGAAGCAGAGGCACGGACCGGATTAACGGCGCAAGGGCTGGTAAATGCGGCAACGAAGGCAGTGCGACCAGTTTCGCAAACCATCATGTTTGATGTGGGTAAGGGAGCCATAAGCCCCGAAGGTCTGATTTACATTTATGAAACTTTAACTCCTGGTTCTGGACCAAAAGGCCCAGAAGTCCCCAAAGCCCCTGAAATCCCCGTCAAACCAACATTACCCCCTTCCCCATTTGACGGACATAACGGAATTGCGGACGCTATGATACATGTAAATCCATTAGATGAGGAATATAATAAGTTTTCCCGAAGCGATGCAATATTTGAAAATCCTACATCGGCGCAATTAAACGGCGGAGGTAATGTAGCCCCACCAAACGCTCAAAAAGATTTAGCGAATTTGATACAGACAACAGAACGAGAACTTTTATTTGAAGAACTCTATCACAAGCCGTTTAATTATGGACCTGTGCCATTTTATGCTGAACGAGAACCTGCAACAATTAAAACGAGAGTAGTATCTTTGCCATTCAAAGCACCCCGGCGATTACATTAAAATTTATATTCTGTAGATTATTGATAATCAAAATCGGCAGAATAAAACCGAACCCCAACTTATAAACACAATGGCGACCACGAACCCCTTTTTAACCCCCCTGATTCAACAGGTGGTCCCCGATGCTCTCCGCATGAAGGACAAGTTGACACATGCCTCGGTCGCCCAGGCTCGTTATAATTCAATCTTCACACCAACCACGGGTGCCAGCAACTACTCGGCGGGCGGTTCCGGCACAAAGATTATGACGCTCCGCCTGGTCGGCAGCGACTACGCCGATCTATCTACGCTCAATCTTTCCCTCGCTGTTGCTCCCCAGTATGTGGCCGGACAGAGTTACACAAACGCTGCGATTGAGGACGGCGTGGCCCAGTTAATCAATCAGGTTACGATCCGCATTGGCGGTGTTGCAGTGGAGACGATTACTGATTTCGGCTCTGTCTTTTCGGCCCTCGTTTCTACAACTATGCCCCGTGAGGTATACCAGCAGGACGGACCGGCACAGGGTCTATATAAGTCGTCGGCGGTTCTTGGTGGTGGTTCCGCTGCCTATGCGCTCGTAAGCACATGGTTTGACAGCACACGCCAGCAGGGTGCACGTCAGACGGCGAATGCGTGGCTGAACGGCAACAACTACAATGGCAACCCAGGTCGTTATTACACAATCCCATTGGGCTGGTTGTTTGCCGGTTTCTCGCAGTATTTCCCTCTTCGCAATGTGTCTAACATTGAGATTGAGTTCTTACTGCAGTCTAACCTGAACGCCTGTATCGTCAACTCTTACACTGCCGGTGGTAACTATGACGGCTACTTGCAGGGACTAACCATTAATAATGTAGAGGCTCGTTGCGACATGGTTCGTTGCTCGCCCGAACTCTACCAACTCATTGATAATGAGGTTAATATGGGTTCTGGCATTACAATGTGTATGGATCTCCATACCAACGTTCCATTCTCGGTGAACGCCGGTTCAACAACATCAGTAACAGAGAAGGCACTACAGACGGCCCAGTCTGTGCGTTTCCTAAAGTCTGTCGCTGTTACGACACGTCTAACGAGTGACCTTACGTCTTCTGCTGCGTCTAAATGCAAGTTCGGCAATCATGCGTTTGCCTCGTTCCGTGTGCTGGCGAACGGCGTATCTTACCCCCAGATTCAATTACAGAAGATGTGGGACGCTTTTACGGAGATGAAGAAGGCGAACTATAAACTCAATAACATTGGTGGCGATTTGATTACGGGGTGGCAGGAGTGGGCGGGTCCTCTGCAGGTTACGGGCAACTTTGCGACGGCTGGTTCTTCGGCACTCATCAACAATGTTGCTACTCTGCCCGCCGGCATCTATGACGGCAACTGGTGGGGTTCCGCACCCATGGACGACAGCCGTTTCGTCCCCGTTACCTCGTTTGAGACATTCCTCACGAGCCAGGCGAGCGACCTGGATGGCCTCAACCTCGCCGAGAGTGCCGGTTCTCAATTGGAAGTTCGTATCGTCAACAGCCCTGCCTCTGTATCTTGGGCGGTGGCGACGAACCAATACACCGGCACACCGACGGCGGCGAACGCCACGATTAACGTCATTCTTCACCACTCGGGCGTTCTCTCTATCCGTGCCGGCTCGGTGGAGTTTGTCCGCTAAACTTAAAAACATATAGGAAAATTCCATACTATAATATAGAAATGGATTTTACCAATATTTTACAATATAGCGGGATTTCAGCATCTGTAACCGCTATATTATTTTTGGGCTATAAGATAGTTCAAGCATGTATAAACCGCCGTCTACGAAGTGATTGCGGATTTTGCGATTGGTCGTTTGGTGTCGGAGTTAGTGAAATGACCCCAGATTATCATAAACCAAAAGAAGAGAAAACAAAACCATTAATTGAAACTAAATAAAATATCGGTATATTATAAATGGCAAGTTTATATCCTGTCGTATATGGCGGAGGAAGTGGAGGAGGCGGTGGTATAGGACCAACTGGACCAGCAGGAGCACCCGGCACAGCAACAAACACAGGAGCCACTGGTTCAACTGGACCAACTGGATACACTGGACCGAAAGGAGATGCAGCAAATACAGGAGCAACAGGAAACACAGGACCCACCGGAGCGGGTTCAACTGGACCTACAGGATTTACAGGTTCAACCGGTCCAACTGGAGCGGGAGCATCTGGACCGACTGGCCCGACTGGATACACTGGATACACGGGATCAACAGGATTTACAGGTTCAACTGGACCTACTGGAATGACTGGACCCGCTGGTTCAACTACTAATACAGGAGCGACTGGTTCAACGGGGCCACAGGGACCGCCAGGAGTTGCAGGACTACTTTTAAAATATACTGGAAGTGGAACATTTACTATACCAACATCTCCCTCGGGTGTATCTCAATTAAAAGTAACTCTCGTAGGCGGTGGCGGAGGTGGTGCCGGTGGTTATGATGATGGGACCTCTCTCATAGGCGGTGGAGGCGGTGGAGGAGCGGGCTACCAGAATGAATTTACTGCTATTGTTGCTGCTGGAACTATAATTAGTTATTCATGTGGTGCGGGGGGTAGTGGCGGCGGACCTGAAACAGACGGGTCGGCTGGATCGCAATCGGTAATAACTAATTCTTTAGGTAATATACTTGTTATTGGTGGTGGTGGAGCAGGAGGATTATCAGCATTAAGCGGCGGCTGTAATGGAGGAGCGGGACAATATGGAGGCGGAGCAGGTTCAGGAAATTTGGGCGGTGCTGGTGCTGGTGGAGTAGGAACATACCAAAACGGACAAAACGCAAGGCCTGGATTTAGTGCCGGTGCTGGTGGAGGTTTTGGCGGAGGAGCGGCGGGAACTGGCTCTCTATATTGCGGCGGTGGTGGTGGTGGATATTTGGGCGGGGCCGGTGGTGGAGGATTAAATGGAAGCGGAGCCCCTGCGCAATTAGGAAGCGGAAGCGGTGGCGGTGGTGCTTCCGGTGGTTTACCACCTGACCCCGCCACTGGTTCGGGTGGCGGTGGTGGTAGTGGATATGTGCTGATATCAACAATCCCAATTTAAAAATAATATCCATTAGTAAGTATGTCTCTCTATCCGGCTCAACTGCAAGTGGGAGCAGTAAATTTATACCCTATGGCGTTTAGCGTTATTGGTAATGTTTCATTATATCCAACTCAATATTTCAATAATAATGCTGTTAATCTATACCCGACACAGGTTTCTCAAGGGTCAGTTAATTTATATCCTACTACTTACAATAATGCCGTAGATATTAATAATATACAAAACAATCAACAGGGACAATAAAAAATATAGCACCCTGTTAAATGTTTGAAAGTTCTGCTCTTGCCGCTAAAATGGCGCAGGCTGCATATAGCATGGACCCGCCGAAACAAATCGGTCCATTTCGTTTATTACAGAATGACCCAACACTAAAATTTTATGTAAGTGGAAACAATATAATTATTTCAGTGCGAGGCACAAAGAAGACCGAAGCGAAAGATTACCAAACATGGGGACTAATACCATTAGGGCAATTATCAAAATCGCAGAGATACAAAGATGATGAAAAGATTATTAAACGATTTGAAGCAATCAACCCAAGACATAATTTTTACGCTGTAGGTCATTCATTAGGGTCTGCAATCATTGATTTATTATTAACGAAAGGTCTCATAAAATCAGCGATTACATTCAATGGGGCTATAGAACCCCATTATATCCGTTATAAGAATGCGAACCATCGTATCTATAACGAAAAGGATCCGCTATATGCGCTTATGGGTCAATTTTCAATTAATCCAGAAGTGCGAAAAAATACCCCAACCGAATGGTGGGAAACGATTGTGTCAGGGTTTCCTGTCGCCAATAATGTAGTAGAGATTTATAAAAGACTACAAGCCCATAGAGTGGAAAACATTACAAATACTAACGTTTGAACTCGCTAATATAAAGGGCTTTCATTTGCTTCTCCGCCATCGCTTTAGTAATTGGTTTTTTTGAGAAATACACGGGACGGCCTGGCTGATCCTTTTTAACTTTATAGCCTCCTTTGACTGCAACGACTTTGTAGGGCATCGTCTACTTAAGGCGACTAAAAAGTTCGCTCACCTTTTCAGGACTTTTATCATCTACAAAATAATAGTCTGTCGGATCAGCATCAAGTTTTATAGATAAGACTGGTTCACCATTCATAAACGGCGTGGCCTGTAAAATAACAGGTATATTATGGTTAAATATCGGGAGCCGAAATTTTACCATTCCGGCGTAATAATCAAAGATTACGTTTCTCGGCTGGCTGTAAAGAATTCTCTGCATATATAATAGATGACGACATTCTTAAAGGGCGACTGCCTCCAATTAATGAAGGGACTAAAAGATAAATCAATTGATTTATTTATATGCGATTTGCCCTATGGTTGTTTATCAGGTGGCGGAGGTAAAGAAAAAACAAAAATAAAAAATATAGGTTCTACAGCCTCTAATAAACAATGTTTTGGCGGTTCACCAGGCGGATTATTGGGCGTGGATTGGGATATAAAAATTGATTTAATTGAATTTTGGAAACAAGTAAAACGCCTTGCAAAGAATGATCATACACCAGTTATTATGTTTTGTAATACTCGGTTTGGCACAGAATTAATAACATCACAGCCGACATGGTTCCGTTATGATCTGGTATGGAGTAAGACAAATGGCGTAGGCTTTTTATGTGCAAATAAACAGCCTCTGCGCTCTCACGAAAACATTTATATATTTGCGAAGAAGGGGGCCAATTATAAACGAGTAGATATTAAGGGCAATTTCCCTGCAGGTGGAGGAGGTCGCTCAAATTCATCAGTTTATCCGTCGTCCAATGATATTGCCAATCTTAATACAACTAAAGAGGGTATTCGTTGTGTTAAATCGGTGATTGAAGTCGCAAATAAAAAGAGTAGGGGCGGACACCCAACAGCAAAGCCAATTGAATTATATAAATGGCTTATTGAACGCTACAGCAAAGAGGGAGATACTATTTTAGACCCAACTGCTGGGTCGTTTAATAGTTGTTTTACTGCTATAGAACTGAAACGTAGGGCGATAGGGATAGAAATGAACGGATCGTATTTCTGGTCGGCAACAAATCGTCTAATACAATAGATGAACCCTCCGGAGCCTATCGCATTTGTGAAACGTATAACAGACTATCACGGCGGATATATAATATGGGTAGATTGTCCGTTTTGTGCAAAAGAGCATTCGCATGGTGATATGGATATACGCAATAAATATGATTTTGGAACTCGTATGTCACATTGTTTTAAGAGATCATCAAAAGAATACAGGATTATATTGAAACGCTTACCAGAATATGAAATGTAACTATAGAGATGCCAAAAATGTATTATAAGAGGGCTATTATGAGTGAAAGATCGGTTAAGAAGGGAGCAGAGTTTATATTACGTTCTGAATATTTAGAAAAGAAACGACAACAAGAAGCAGACCAAATAAAACAAGAGAAACCAGTGCAACAGATAAAATGTGTTGTTATGGGGCCTGCTATAGTTTCATTTAATTAATTCCATAAATAAGAGTTATTTCGGGATTTATAACTTTTGAACGAAATGATTTAAATTTAGTTTTAGGTATATTGCGAAAACGATATGATTGACTATCTTCTCTCATAAATTTCTTTTCTGGAATCCATTGTTTTTTAAGTTGTTCTGCTTTTGCTTTTGTTATTCCATTTATTTTATGAATAATAACAGCATGTAGAGCAGATTTATCGGTCATTTAATTAAGTAAAAGATAATATTACATCTTCTGTATTATCTTTTATAATCATTCTTGGGGGTGGAATTGGCTTTTCTGTTTTACACTTTCTACGCTCTTTAACAACGGCATTAATAACTTTTTTATTTCGTTTGTAATATTCGTGATTATATTGACGATATTGTTCTTTATGCTGTTTATATCTATCTTTTGCCCTCTGCAATAACACATCTCTGTTTTCTAAATAATAACTTTGTCGGGGCGTATCAACGATGTCGCTCATATTTAACATATACAAATAAATTATATAGGGCTATTGTAATAATCCCAATAATTAACATTATTACCGGTAATATTCTAATAATATCGGTAATAATCATAATATCTCTATTATTATAGGTAATAAAAAATTTTTTATTACCTATAATAATGGTATTTTTATTAAGATTACCACATTTATAAGTAATAATCTCGCAATCTATGGTAAAAATCCTATTGTAATCCTATTTTAGTTTAAAATTAATACCGAAAGTAAAGATATACAATTACGATGCCCGGCAATTCAAACCAGGAATTACCGGCCTCTATGAAAGTAACCGAATTTATGTTAAATCTTATGAAACAGATCGTAGAACATCGCAAAGTTACAGAAAGCACGGCAACGGCTTATATTAAGACGCTCTATATGCTAAATAATAAGGAACCATTCAAGACGCTCACATTTCTAAAGAAGACAGAAGAATTGGAAAAGAAAATCGCTGAATATGCAGAGACGACGCAACGTTCTATATTCACATCTATTACAAGTGTTTTATCTATAGTAAAAGATAAGCCGACATTTAAAAAGACTTACGCCCATTACTACGAGAGAATGATGGGAAAGGCAAAAGACCTGAAGAGCGACACAGACGACGCAAAGAAGACAGAGAAGCAAAAAGACGCTTGGATTGAATGGAAGGACGTAGAAACCAAATTAAAGGAACTACATACAAAGGTCGCCGAGTTTGGATCGGCAAAGACTCTAACGTCGGCACAATATGAGACTCTATTAAAGTATGTGATACTCTCCCTGTATACATATCATCAGCCCCGCCGTAATCAGGATTACATGGATATGTATGTCACCACTAAATGGACTTCAGAAAGCCCAAAGGATAAGAATTATTTAGTGATGAGCGGTAAGACACCGCAGAAGTTTGTATTCAATAAGTTCAAGACACAGAAGACATACGGACAACAAGTTATTTCTATTGAGAATACAGCAGAGAAGCCCCTTGCTGATTGTATTGCTACATATCTCAAGCATCACCCACTCGTTAAGGGCAATAAGTCCAAAACGGCTGAATATAAGTTTCTTGTCAACTATGATGGAACGCCTCTCTCCTCTGTCAATGCTATTACTCGCATTCTGAATAAGATTTTCGGCAAGAAAATCGGCTCCTCCATGTTGCGCCACATTTACTTATCGTCAAAATATGATATTGGCGATATGGAAAAAGATGCTGCTGCTATGGGCCATTCATTAGAAGAGCAGCGTAAGTATTTGAAGGAGAAAGACCCTAAACCGCCGTCGGTTTGAAGTAAACCATCGCCGTCGCTGTCTT